GTGCAAGCAGCCGGGCATCATCAGAAACCCGCCGCATTCCATCGCTAATCCAAAATGATGTATGCACCTTGCCGTAATCACGCATAGAGACCCCGCTGTTGCTTAAACTGGTGTGTTTTCATCTCCAAGCACCCACCGCAAAGCCGCGGCAAATTCGCCGCTTGCGGTTTGAAGTGCCTGGGTGATTTCCTTACGGGATTTGAGACGCGGCTTTGTGTCGCCGAGAACCTGACGCTGCCGGCGCGTTTTTTCATGTCCGGTAGTGCCAGCGGTCGCAGCTTCGATTTCTGCTACCTTCTCCCGCTGTGCTTCTGGCTTCATTGATGCCAGCTGTCGCGCCTGAGAGACGGTGACAGTGCCAGATTCGACCGCATCCCGAACGGCCTGAGTGGCATCAAGCAGAGACAGGGTGGCGCGCACGGTCTGAACGCTACAGCCAAACAACATTGCAAGATCGTCCTCGTCGTAACCACGATCCAGAGCGTCGGACATTTTCTTAGCGCGACCTAACGGCGTGTCAGGCCGTCGAATTTCGTTTTCACTGACCATGTACTCGGTCATTTTTTTTGCTGACCCGCGCTTAACGACGCCAGGAACAAGCAACGGCTTTTTACCTTCTTTCAACAGCAGCTTATTGGCTTCCAGCGTATGGCGAACGCGCTGACGGCCAACAACCACACAGGTAAGCCCGTTTTCGGGGTCTTTCCAGACAGTGATCGGCTCCAGAACACCCAGCTTCTTGATATTCAGCACCATCCCTTTGTCAATCGGTAGGTGAACACGCTCATCGTAAAGCGGGTGGGCCTTATCGGTTACCAAGTGCAGCTTTTCGGGTTCAAATTTCAGCACGTTGGTTTTGCCGTTGGCGCCGTAAGCGTCTTTCGAATTTTTAGCCATTGGCGCCCCCGTTGTTGATATTGGTTTGTTTCGCGTTCATAATTTCCCCTGTGAATTGATCCAGTCTTTTCGCATAGAAAGTCGGTACTGTTAGCGCAGTCCGGCTTTCGCCTTTTTTGGCTTTCGCATCACATGCCCCCCAACATCGAAGTGACCATGCTCATCAGCACGCCTGCCTGCTCTGGCATTAGCCGGAACAACGAAGTAATCCCTTCACTGACCTCTTTTAATTTCTGGTGCTCAGGCGCGTTCAACATCACGGCCTGCTTTGCTTCAGCGCACTCCTTGATAGCTGAAGCCAGACGCGACAAAGCATCGTCCTGCGGTATTAGTCGGTGACGAAGTTCAAGAGGAAGTACGGCTAAGATCGCCGGGATTAATTGCCTGATATTTTCTCGGGCATATTCCGTTTCGCCATCGAGCCAGCGGAACAACTTCTGACGTCTGCGACTCAGTTCCGAAGGAAAATCTAGCCCGGTACCGCCCTGCCGTTCCCACTCTTCAATGACCAGCGCAGCGACAACATCCTGGTTATCCAGCGACGCTGACCAGGCTCGGATAACCGCACGGATTTGATCATGAGTAACATGGTCACCGGACTGATTGCGGTTTATCAGCCTGGGGCTACTGGCTCCGGTATTCTGTTGGAAATGAAGTGCGTGCATGATCAGCCCCCCATCTCTCGTGAAGGCAACCCGTCTGTGGGGTTCGGATAAAGATCAGGGCGAAGTTCGTGAGGTGTAACGCCTGTAGCCTGAAAAATAGAGGAGATACGGCCCTGAGGCACAAGCCCCCCACAACGTTTTTTCCAATGACTAATTGTCATTGAGGAGACGTCCAATTTTTCAGCCAACTTTTTTGCGTTACCGGCATTTTTTATGGCTTTCTCTAATGCATTCATAAGTGACTCCGTATAAGTTACGAATCAAATTAAACATTATGTTTATTTTAATGTCAACTTTATGAATGTTGTGGGCGTAAACATTTAGTTTAAAATCGTGATATATGAGAAAAAATACGCACCAAGCAGATAACCCGCAGGTTCAGCGGCTTAACGAAATCATTGAGAAGAAGCGCATATCAAAAGCTGATATCGCGAGGATCTGTGGTGTGAGCGCGCAGTCTGTTAACAACTGGTTTGTGCGGGGCGCAATAGGAAAAAGCTCTGCGATAAAGCTCGCTGATGCGCTTGGCGTCAGCCTTGAATGGGTTTTAGGCCAAGATGTGGGCTCTAAAGACGGATTGAGACCTGACGAACGAAGGTTGCTTGAGCTTTACAACCAACTGCCAAACGAAGAAGAACAACAGAACATGTTGCGGATCGTATCTCTTCGCCTGAAGGAGCTCGACGAGCTGTACGCGAAGTACATGGGGCGGCGGATTAAGGGTGATGCGGAGTAACACGTTTTGAATAGTTTTTGGTTGATACACACGCGGCGTGATTCTGGCATTAGATCGGAACGCAAAGAATTTACCAAGAAGATTGAAAAGGTTGGTAGATATGAAAGTTGGAGTTTTGCTTGCAGGCGCACGTCCAATAGGTGAAGGTATCAATGGTGCTCTACGCGGGTTCGCTTTAGTCGATGAAGAAGAAGTCCAAGTTATAGCTAAATATCTCTCTGATAGAGAGTTACTTTGCGAGATTCTATGTGCCCAAATTGGCCGAGAACTTTCACTCCCCATTCCAGAACCAATTCTACTTTTCGATAATCAGAAAAAACCGGTTTTTGGAAGCAGTGATATTGGTTACCCAAACTTAAATCACTATTTCGCGAAAAACACTGAAAAGAGCATAGTGATGTCTAGGTTATCAAAATGGGTTTATCTACAGTCTGCCTCTTTCTTTGATGAATTGATATTCAACGCGGATAGACACCCAGGAAATCTTTTATATGATGGCACGGGGTTTCATTTAATTGATCATGGACTCACATTGCATGAGTCGTACCCACCGGACACACCACCTACTGAATGGGATAACCAGCTCTTCTCGCTTGCCGTAAGCCTATGCAAAAGTGATTTAGAAAAAACGAAAATATCGAATAATGGCTCGGCATGGACAGATAATCTCATCTCTAAAAACATCATAAGTAATAAAAGAAATAGTACCACTGGCGATAAATTAGTTGTTGACTCTTTATGTAATTTCTTGTCTATAAGACAAAACCTGCTAAAATCAATGATAAATATTCGCGTGGGCGCGTCTCAAACGGACTTCATAAATGCTTAACTACGATGAACTTTTGAAATCAGCACCGTCAGCACCAAGATACGAAGCTTTCTGGGCTCCTGTGTATCTTGAACCAATGATGGGCTCAGGAGAAAAGTTTACTGTAGTCATAGCTGCGTACTCCAAAGATGGTGCAGTGAGGGTATGTAGCGCTATTCGCCCTCACGTTGTAAAAGCTATGTATGGAAATAAGCATAATCAGTTTAATTCAATTATAGATCTTCTTATTGATAGCCTTGAAACCCATCTAAAATCCAAGCGTGAATTTCAAGGATGGGTTCCTCCATTTATTTCAGCACAATTGGGTTCTGTATCGAGAGCACAATCAAGTGATATGACAGGGGTGTTGAGGCAAGCAATTCAACTTACGGCCAGTCTTTCGTCTTTAGATTTCTTTTCTTCAGAAGATGAACACGATGAAAGGTATTCCTCAGAAAACACATGGTCCAATCAATTAAAAGCTAAAATTATTAGTGAGCAGCCTTCGTTCGAGAAATATTTCAATAGGGAATTTAAAGTAGATGGGCAAGCAAGAGCTGCTAAAATTTTTTATTTAAGTAACGGCATTGCAATTAACACTGATAGATTAATACCAACCAATCTTTCAACGCAACTTGACCGAAATAAAGCAAGAATACTGGATTTATTATCTGTTAAAGATCACGATATTTTCGAAAGAAGCGTTTTTGAGTTTCTGGTTTATAGGCCACAAAATGATGAGCCAACTTACAGCAAATCTCAATTTATTAAATTGAATGAGGCTCTTCACGCGCTAGAAGAAATTGGTGACAAACATTCTATAAGAGTTGTGCCTGTAACTACTGTTCAACAAGCAGCATTACGCTTAATCAAAGCAGAAAAACAGGCCGCATAATCATTAGTTATCCTCATTAACCCGGCCACCGCGCCGGGTTTTTTATGCCCCCTTTCCTATGACGTTCCCAGCTTCCCACATGTTGTTCGACTAAGTGACCATCCCTATCAGGTCCATCACTACCAGCTCCGACGCATTGAGTATCAACCACGCCTTATCCTCATCGCAATCCAAAGCCGACCCATTCCTGATGATTTTATAACTGTTTACAGCTTTAAAAAGATGCAGCCAAAACCTTTTTACGCCCAAAAGTAAACTTTTTGTTTATCAATGAATGCTCATTTGGTTGACACAATAATAAACAAAGTGTTTAATTATCTCGTAGCTACAAACCACCCAGGCAGGACGCCCACGAAGTAGCGGCCCGGCGCAAATGAAGACCGGGATGAGGTGGAAATATCAACGCGCAGTAGGTTTAAACGTTCGGCTACCCGGCCTTAAGGGACAGAAAAACTAATCAGCAGGCTTTGCAATGCGGTGAATGCGGCTATGCGCTCGCGGCTCAGTTAAAGCAGTACCGCCTTGTTTCCCGGGTGGCGTGGAAAAGAAGCAGCCGGCAGTAGTTGTTAACTGGCTACCGTCACCGGGAGGCACCCGGCGCCGCATTGCAAAGCCTGATTAATGGTTAGTCAGCAAGCACCGTTTGCCGCGTTAAGGCAGGAGCTGAAATGAGTAAAAACGGCATTCGCTCTCTGGTCATTTCGGTAATCGTGGGCCTTCTGTTTTGGGCCGCCACTTACAAACCAATGGTAGGGGTAATTTCATGGTTGATTATGCTCGCCAGCCCGCTCGTCAGCAGGCTGTTCGCCTGACGCAAAGCGAGGCTCTTGCTCGCAGGGTTTGTTATCTGATCGCAAAAACCGGCTATTTATCCCGCCGCCTTTTCTGCCGTCTGGTTACGCAGCTCGCGCAAAAAGGTGACCCGTCATGAGCACGATGTTCGCGCTGATGCTCACCGTCGGCATGTTAACTGGCGGAAATCAGGATGTTTTGCTCGGTGTTTACGACAGCGAGAAGGCCTGTAAAGACGCAGCCGTTGAGCAAGGCATTCAGGGTGATTGTTATCCACTGAAGGGCGTTTTAGAAGAGCACCCTGCCGCATTCACAGCACATATGTAGGAGGTGCAATGCAGAAGAAATGCGCGTACTGCCGCAAACCGATCGAGGAAGGCACTGAAGTAAGAATGACCATCCTCATCATTCATGGTTCGCAGCTGGCGCCACGAGAAAGAACGTATTGCTCTAAGAAGTGCGGTCAGTACGACCAAATGGCCAACGAGGCATAACGTAAAACCCGCCGAAGCGGGCTGTACGTCCGGTGACACCGACCAAAGTTCCACCGGAAATTACCAAAAACCAATGAACACCCAATGGGCGCTAGCAATGGCCCGTGGATTCTAACATCCAAAATCGAGGCAACGACATGGAATTTTTTAATCTGATAAGGGCCACTCAAAAATCAGGTAAGCCAGACGGCGTTATCTGGCGCACCGCAAAATCTGAAGCTCGCGCTAACCTGCAGCTCGAAGTAGATCTGGAAGATGCGGGAATCGAAACGGGCCGTGGCCATGACTACAATAAGCCGATCCGCACCGACCTCCCGGTATTTAACGACCTGCCGGCGGAAGGCGTCCTTGATTTCGAATGGTGCAACCGTTACGAACTCGCCGACGACCAGCGCACCTGGCAGTTGAAGGCGGGCGCAGTTCCTGCCGACGAATTCCACCAGGAAGAAGAGAGCCGGGACAACGGGACTGTCATCGTGGATGGTATCGACACATCGACAGGTGAAGTTCTGGTTGGTCAGTCCAGCGCCGGTAATGCCGATATCACTGAAGACGACGATCAAAATACACTTTATCCGGTCGTGAAACTTCGCAGACCACAACTCATTATCTCTCAGTTCATCAGCAACGCTGTTGCTCACCATGTCACTCAGAGGCAGCGTATCCAAATCGGCGCGCTGGAAATGGATACTGACAACAACTACATCCAGAACCTGTTGCTGGCTACGCGGAGCATTCCTGAGATCGACGAACTCACGACAGCCAATCTCTGGAAATTAACCGACGCTGTTAAAAAGGTCTTTCCCGAAGATAAGCGGACTGAGCTCGGCTTGTTGCTTAATTTCCTGAAAGTCTGGATAGAAACCCCGCATATTGACCGCGGCATTTTGGTCAAAGAGTGGGCTGGCGGGAATCGTATTTCAAGGGTTCAAAAGCAAGAGACACAAACCACTACTGAATCCCCACGCTACAAACGTGCTGTAACTCAGAGCATGGCGAATCTTGGCATTGAGATCGCCATTGCTCAACTTTATCCCGATGCCGAACCGGGAAAAATTAGCCGCCCCCAGCTCATTGGAGCGAAGGACCTGGTAGACCGGAAAGAGGATATTCACGTAAAAGCGCTGAAGATCCTCGGCAAAACCACCGACATTCTCGACTACGACGCTCACAGCATTTTCGGTGTCACCCGAGCCATTAAATGGAACAGTGAGGAAGATACCTCAGAACTGCGGGCGATGGTTCGCAACTGGTTTACCGAAAATGGCATCTATGAAAATGGTGAACCCTCTAAAGGTTATCCGGAATGGAATGATGCCCCCCGAGGGTCCGCCCATTCAAGCGCAGATACAAAGACCTTCGATGATGTTGATAAACAGACGACCACAGAACACGGTGAGTTTGGCGAGGTCGTTAGCCACCCGACGGATCCAAATGTGGTCTCAGCAGAGCTGGCGAAAGCAGAACAACCGCAAGTCGCCAATCTCGGAGCTGGCGTGTTCTCCATCGAAGGCCTGATGGACACTCCTGCCCCAACAAACGCTAAAGAAGAGGCCACCAGCAATGTGCAGATGGAAGCGGCTCAGCCGGTCAAAGTCGAAGTTGAAAATGCGATATCAGCAGGCGAAAGCGCTGATGCAGCTGCTGCGCAAACAGATGCCGTAACCCCGGCGGAAGCACAGCCTGAACTCAGCGCGACCGCCGAAGAGTTAAAGGTGGAGTGGCCGGAATACTTCGAGCCAGGGCGCTATGAAGGTCTGCCGAACGAGGTTTATCACGCAGCCAACGGTACCAGCTCCACGATGGTCAAGGATGCTCGAGTATCCCTGATGTATTTCGATGCACGCCACGTATCCAAAACCATTCAGAAAGTGCGCTCCCCGGTATTGGATATGGGCAACCTTGTGCATGCACTGGCGCTGCAGCCTGACGACATGGACAAAGAGTTCAGCGTCGAGCCCGAAATCCCTGAAGGTGCGTTCACTACCACCGCGACGATCCGCTCTTTTATCGATGAGTACAACGCTACCCTGCCGACACTGTTGAGCAGTGACGATATCAAAGCATTGCTGGATGCACATAACGCCACCCTGCCCGCGCCGTTCCCGCTTGGGGCATCCGTTGACGAATCCTATGCGTCATATGAGCAACTACCGGAAGAGTTCCAGCGCATCGAGAATGGGACTAAGCATACTGCTACGGCAATGAAGGCCTGCATCAAAGAATACAACGCCACCCTGCCCGCGCCGGTTAAAACCAGCGGCAGCCGCGACGCATTGCTGGAACAGCTGGCAATCATTAATCCTGACCTGGTCGCACAGGAAGCCCAGAAGCCGCAGCCGCTGAAAGTCTCCGGCACCAAAACGGATCTCATTCAGATTGTGAAATCCGTTAATGCTGATGCGGTATTCGCCGACGAATTGCTGGATGCCTGGCGCGAGAACCCGGAAGGAAAAGTGCTGGTTACCCGTCAGCAGCTAAGCACTGCGCTGGCCATTCAGAAAGCACTGTTGAATCATCCGACCGCCGGCAAGTTGCTGACACACCCGAGCCGCGCCGTCGAGGTGAGCTATTTCGGTATTGATGAAGAGACTGGCCTGGAAATCCGCGTGCGCCCTGACCTTGAGATCGACATGGGAGGCCTGCGCATTGGTGCAGACCTGAAGACCATCAGCATGTGGAATATCAAACAGGAAGGCCTGCGCGCCAAACTGCACCGGGAAATCATCGAGCGCGACTACCACCTGAGCGCAGCAATGTACTGCGAAACCGCAGCCCTCGATCAGTTCTTCTGGATTTTCGTCAACAAAGACGAGAACTACCACTGGATCGCCATCATCGAGGCATCAGAAGAGCTGCTGGAACTCGGCATGCTGGAATATCGCAAAGCGATGCGCGCCATAGCTCACGGTTTCGACACAGGCGAGTGGCCGGCGCCAATTACCGAAGACTACGCCGAAGAGCTCAACGATTTTGATGTGCGCCGTCTCGAAGCGCTGCGCGTACAGGCTTAAGGGGGAAATAACTATGTCCAATTTGATGACTACGACTGACAACCAGACCCAGAAAATCGACAACATTTCTATTCTGACGAATGGCGAATTATTCAACCGCCTCCTGAAAATCTCTGAGGTGATGGCAAACAGCGGTAATTTCGTTCCTGAACATTACCGCGGCAAGCCTGATTCCTGCATGGCAGTCGTTATGCAGGCTGCGCGCTGGGGAATGGATCCTTTCGCTGTAGCGCAAAAGACTTTCATCGTTGGTAACTCCGGTGTGCTTGGTTATGAAGCGCAACTAGTTAATGCAGTGATCAACACCATGGCTCCGACAAAAGACCGTATTCACTTTGAATGGTTTGGCGCATGGGAAAATATCGTCGGACGCTTCGTCGAGAAGACAAGCAGCCAGAACAAGAAGTACATCGCTCCGGGCTGGAATTTGAAAGATGAAGCTGGCGTGGGCGTTCGCGCCTGGGCAACCCTCAAAGGAGAATCAGAACCTCGCGAGCTTGTCCTGATGCTTTCGCAGGCACAAGTCCGCAATTCTACTCTGTGGGCGACTGACCCCCGCCAGCAACTGGCCTATCTCGCCGTTAAACGTTGGGCGCGACTGTACTGCCCAGATGTGATCCTCGGGGTCTATACCGCCGACGAAATTGACGAGCGCGAAGAGAAGGTAATAAACCCCACTCAGGCTGAAAAAATCACGCTGAATGAGATCACCAGCACGGTAGGTGCTACGGCCAGTGCGCAGGAGTCGGGAACTAACGTTGATACTGCTGCCGACGAAATACGCGATCGTATTGATGCAGCAAGCTCCGTTGATCAGGCCAAAGCTATCCGTGCAGATATCGAGTCACAGAAAACCTTGCTTGGTACTGCTCTGTTCACTGAATTGAAAAATAAGGCAGTGAAGCGCTACTACCTGGTCGATGCTCGCAACAAGGTTGAAGCCGCGATTAATTCCGTTCCTAACCCCGGCGAACCGGAGGCGGAAGAAATATTTGCTAAAGCGGAAGGCACACTCGCCGCCGCGAAACGCCATCTCGGTGATGAACTATATGACCAGTTCCGCATCACTCTGGACGACATGAAACCGGAATACGTGGGCTAAGGGAGGCGGGAGGGTTCGCCCTCCCGGTAACGTAATGTTAAGAGAAAAGTCTATCAAACATCCGGCCATCCGTTACCACGGCGGTAAATTTCGTCTGGCGCCGTGGATTATCGAACAGATGCCGGAGCATGTCTGTTATGTCGAACCGTTCGGCGGCGCAGCTGGCGTATTGCTTCAGAAACCGCGTAGCTATTCCGAGGTTTACAACGATCTCGATGGCGAGGTGGTGAACCTGTTTCGTGTACTGCGTGACTCTGAACTGAATCAACGCCTGCAGGATGCTTGCTGCCTAACGCCCTACTCACGCGATGAGTTCTGCGATGCATGGGAACCAACTTCTGACCCGGTTGAACGTTCCCGCCGCATGGTAGTTCGCTCTTGCATGGGCTTTGGCACTGCTGCGGCGGCTGGCGGAAACTCCGGTTTTAGAAGTGACAGCAAGCGCAAATACGCAACTGCAGCGCATCTGTGGGAGCGCTACCCGGCGAATCTCGCTGCTGTTTGTCAGCGCCTGCAGGGCGTCATTATCGAGAACAAAGACGCCCTTTCGATTATGCGTACCCATGATGCTGAAACAACCCTGTACTACATCGATCCGCCGTATCTGCCGGAAACTCGGGTACAGAGAAACCGTTACTATGCCCATGAAATGACGCAAGAAGGCCATGAGCAGTTACTAGCCGTAGCCGGCACTTTGCAGGGAATGGTGATGATCAGCGGTTATGACAGCGAACTCTATAACGACATGCTGGCCAGTTGGAAAAAGGTCACCAGATCATCTCGCATAAGCGCCGGTCGAGGGACGGCCATTCGCACTGAATGCCTTTGGCTTAACCTGGCAGTGCAGCAGAAAAAGGAGCATGCAGCATGAGCCTCAAACATCGATTACCCGAACTCGAAGCCAGCATTGACCCCGCGGCGTTACGCGCAGCAGCTGATGAGTATTCCGATCTGCTGCTAACTCTCTGCCTGTGCATGAAGATGGCCGGCCCCACCCGGGCGAATGTGCGCGCATGCGCCACTGAACTGAAGAAGCGCCTGACGACCTGGCATAGCCAGAAGGAGCTCAACGCGATTCTGTCCAGTTGGGACCCGGTTGGTTATGTGCTCGGCCTGCGGCGAGAGGCGAACGACAACGCACGCGCTGCCGGCGATCCCGTTGACGTCTTTGTGTGAGGTGAGTATGCGGCTGATAAACCGAAGCAAGCAGTCTCCGCTGGGGCGCCAGGCATGCGACGCGGCACTGGCCAAACATGTTGAGCTCTACGGTGAGTATGGGCGCCAGAAAATGAAGCGCACCTACACGGTTATCGTTCAGGGTTCGAAAATTACGGTAGAGGTAGTGAACCGGCATTGCAGCTACGTGGCCACGGCCATGAACTGCGCCCGGCGGCTCCGAAATTTACCCGGACAGGTTTCCTGATATCGATTTATCAATTTATTAGACCGGCCTGGTTTACTTTACAGGCCGGTAATGAGGTAAACATGGCCCTTATTACTTTAAAAGAATGGAACGATCGGCAGCCGCGGCCGCGCAGCCTTGAAACCGTTCGCCGTTGGGTTAGAGAAAGCAAAATTTATCCGGCCCCGAAGAAAGATGGTG